GAAAAGAACTAAACTTGCATAACATTGTTATGCGTAATGACTGGGAGGTCAATATGAGTATAAATCGAGATGACATAATAGATATTGCTATTTGTTGCGTTGATAAAATGGTTAAGGAAAACATTATTCCAGACTGTACTGACACCAATAATAATACAGAGTTTGAAGTGCAAGACATAATCGTTGATACAGTATGCGAGGAGTTAGGAATAGAAGATAATAATGACTAGGAGGTCAAAATGGTTGGAATTGATGGTGCAATCAGGGAAACTGACGCTGAATACTCAGCAAGAATAACTGAATTGGCACAAAAGATGTATACAATAGAAGAAATTGCTAGTATATATTTGTCAACTACTGGTAGATATATTGCTGATGATGTACCAGAGTTTTTAGATGAACTTCAGCAGAGGATAAGATAATGACTAAGAAAAAAGAACCAACAATAACAGTAGAAGGCTGGTTTGGAAAAGATAAAGAAGTAACACGTGACGAATATGTAAAGCTATGGGCAGACAACGCCACACTTTACAGACTAATAGACTATTCTCAACTTGAGTACATGGAAGCATGGGCAAAAAGTATTAAAGATGATATAGCAGAATTAGCTGGCTATTCATGGGATATAGGATATAATAGAAAACTTAAAAGGGAGGACAAAAAATGAATGAAGAAATTTTAACTAAACATGAACTTTTTATGTGGCAAGCACCTTGTTGGAACTTTGAGCTAGATGAAGAACAGCTCTTAAAGAAAGCATTAAAGGTTGGATTTGTAACTAAAGTTGGTAACGACCAGTATAAAATAAACCATGATTACAATAAGGAGGAATAATGGAAGTAAGAATAATAAGTGAACAAGAAGTCAGAGATATTGTTCTATCAATATTGTCTGAGGAAATGAACTCTGAGCTGTGGTGTGAGGACGGAAGTATTCGTATGGATATTAAAAGACTTAAACCATCAGACGGAATAAACTCTCACGCTATTGATGATTTATATGAGAGAGTTAAAACTATTGAGAATAATGCTAAACAACTCAAGAAAATAATTGGCTGGTCACATGGTTATGATGACTATGGCTGGGATATAGTTGAGCCATTATCAGACAGAGTTAAAAAACTAGAACAGGAGGTGGAAAAGTTATGAACATATATAAAATGGCCTATGTAAACAGAAAGGGCAGACAAATAGGTGAAGTAATTAACTATGACACATTAGATGGTGTATCTACACTGCTATGGGAGGAAGATATAGTCCATGAGTGTAAACTAAATGCTAATGATGGTAAACTTGACGAGTTAGAGATAGAAGTTGAGGAGGATACTCTTGACAAGCTATTAAAAAACTATATCATAGACCTACATGAGTACAACGAACTCTATCAGGCAAAGGTAGACTTTATAATTTTAATATAGGAGGTAATATGGACAGCTTTAAAGAAGTAATGATTGACATTTGTAGACTACAATCAGAAGTAGCTAAGGCAAATGCAAGACTAGAAAAGAAGTTTGCTTATAGTGCTCTAAATTCTAAGCCTATGCGTAGGTATGAAGGTGAGTATGATGAGGAACTTAGAATACATAACAAATATGAGAGGTTAAGTGATGAGTAAAATGGGAAACTATGTAGTATGGTGTCAAGAAAAGGGTTACACAGACGCTGAAGGTGAGGTTGATAGCATGAACCATGTAGATGAGTACATGGCAGACAGAATAAAGCCATTAAAGGCCTTTAAAGTAGACGTGAAATGGACTGGCACCATTGCCTCCTTTCAGGTTGAAGCAAGGAACGCTGAAGAAGCACAAGACTTGGCCAATAAAAAGCTAGACATGGAAAGCAATGGCCTTATTCACTTTGAAACATGGGAGGTCTAAAATGAGTATGACTTATCAAGATTATTTCATACCTAATGTAATGAGCAACTGTTGTTCTGCTCCTATTATTATTACTGACATGTGTTCTGAATGTTATGAGCACTGTGAGCCAGAGGAGGACGATGATGAGATGTCGAGCATGCAACAAACAGCTTAATGACAATGAGTCTGTCTATAAAGATAATGAAACTGGTGAGTATTTAGATATGTGTAATGGCTGTAGACGAGCCGGATACTTCAGTTTCAATTCTTTTGACTCAGAGGAGGACAAAAAATACATACAATCTTTACTCAACGACTACACAAATGAGTAATTATGTGTTATAATATTACTATAGATATATAAATTATTAAGAGATAATAAAAGGAAAGTAAAAGGTATATCTAAATGATACTAATGGCCATTATGATGTCGTGGCTAGTAGTGTATTCAACAGACATCAGAGGATATAATTATGGCAGTAGCAACAGGTGAAGCACTATACCCAGCTCTCTTTGAGCCTAAGGTAGATAAATATACACCAACACCGGGCGTTTATTCCATTGACTTAAAGGTTGATGATGAGGAAAGGGATAGACTAATAGCATCAGGTATTAAACCTAAACAAAAAGATGCTAATGTTTTTGTGTTTAAACGTAAGCCTATGACAGCAAAAGGTAATCACTTACCAGCTCCAACAGTGGTAGATGAGAACAAGCATGGCTGGGATAGTACAGTAATGATTGGTAATGGTTCACAGGTAAAGGTTGCATACTCTACCTATGAGCACCAAGCAACTGACAAGTATGGTCTTGGTAAATCTTTGGACGCAGTACAGGTCCTTAATCATGTAGCCTACGCAGGTGGTGGCAATGCTCTTGATGAGTTTGAAGCCGTTACTAAAGAGGACGTTCCGTTTTAATAAACGCATAACAGTGTTATGCAAGGTTTCAGGTGGTACCTTAAACCACCTGTTAATTTTAAATGGGATAGATTATGGAAGAACAACAAGGCACCTTTGTTCAACACGAAGCATGTCCTGAGTGTGGCAGTAAAGATAACCTAGCGAGGTACTCTACTGGTCAAGGATATTGTTTTGGTTGTGGACATTGGGAAGCACCTAAGGGTGAAGGAAAAGTTGAAGCAGTAACAAGGGAGGTAACAAATAGTATGGAATTATTTACAGGAAACAGTGGTGCTATTGTGGATAGAGGCATCAATGCAGATGTAGTAAAGAAGTATGGTGTTACCCTACAGTATGATGAGAAGGGAGGCATAAAGAAACATTGCTATCCATATCATGACACAAGTGGGGCACACGTGGGCAACAAGGTTAGAGTTTGTCAGTCCAAAGATTTTAGTTATGATGGTAACAGTAGAGATGTAGGATTGTTTGGTGAGAATTTATTCAAGGGTGGTGGTAAGTACATCACAGTCTGCGAGGGCGAGCTTGATGCAATGAGTGTTCATCAAATGTTTGGTAACAAGTATGCCTCAGTCAGTCTACGCACTGGCTCTAAGGGTGCAAAGAATGACATCAAGCGTAGCCTTGAGTACCTAGAGTCCTTTGATTGGGTAGTCTTGTGCTTTGATAATGACAGTGCAGGGCAGGAAGCAATCAAGAGTGTAGTAGATTTGTTCTCACCTAATAAAGTTAAGGTGTGTAACCTACACAGGAAGGATGCTAATGATATGCTGATGGCAGGTCAGATTGCTAACTTCACTAGACAGTGGTGGGATTCCAAGCCTTACAGACCTGATGGCATTGTAGCCAGTGAGGATACATGGAACATATTAACTGAGGAAATTAGAGTTGAGTCCATAGCTTATCCTTGGATTGGTTTGAATGAATTAACTTATGGGTTCCGTAAGGGTGAGCTAGTAACCATAACGAGTGGTGCTGGCATGGGTAAGACTCAGATGGTCAGAGAGCTTGAGCATTACTTACTCAACACAACCACAGAGAACATAGGTATCCTCGCCTTAGAGGAAAATGTAAAGAACACAACACTAGGTATCATGTCCATTGAGGCTGACAAACCTTTGCACCTTAACCTTCATGACATGGACGATGAGGAGCTTAAAGTATATTGGGATAGCACTATGGGCAAGGGGCGTGTGTATATGTATGACCACTTTGGTAGTACCAGTGAGGATAACTTACTTAGTAAGGTAAGGTACCTAGCCAAAGGATTGGATTGTAAATGGATTATACTGGACCACCTGTCCATTGTAGTCAGTGACCAAGATGCACTGGATGAACGTAAAGCAATAGATGGTATCATGACTAAGCTAAGACAGCTCGTACAGGAAACAGGAGTAGGCTTATTCCTTGTTTCTCATTTACGTAGGCCTATGGGTAGAGGTCATGAAGAAGGTGGACAGATTAGCCTCTCAGAGCTTAGAGGTTCAGCAGCCATTGCTCAACTGTCAGACATGGTGATTGGATTGGAACGTAACCAACAAGCTGATGATGAGCAGGTACGTAACACAACTGTAGTAAGAGTATTAAAGAACCGATTCAGTGGACTCACTGGTCCTGCCTGTTCCTTGTTCTATGACAAGTATACTGGTAGAATGAAGGAGTCGGATGAACTAGGGGAATTTTAATGAGAAAAATAATTTTAGACATAGAAGCTAATGGCTTAAAGCCTGACACTATATGGTGCGTAGTCGCCAAGGAGGTAGAGTATGGAACAACTAACACATTTATTGGGGATGATATTTCTGAGTTTGGTGATTGGGTTCTTTATAATGGCATCACTGACATTTGTGGTCATAACATTATTGGATATGATTTACCCATCTTGGAAAGACTTGCAGGATTCAAATGGAAAGGAGCTGTTCAAGATACCTTAGTCATGTCTAGGCTTGCTCACCCACACAGGGAGGGAGGACATTCCCTTAGTGCTTGGGGTAGTAGGCTTGGCTTTGAGAAAGGTGAGCACACTGACTGGTCTGTTTTCTCTTGGGATATGGTTGACTATTGTAAGCGAGATGTGGAGTTAACACAGCTAGTGTATGGACACCTCATGAAAGAGCTTGAACATTTTAAAGAGGAAAGCATTACGCTTGAGCACAACGTAGCTAGGATAGTAAACCAACAAGTAGAGAATGGGTGGACCATAGATGAGAGAGATGCTAACCTACTATTGGGTGAGCTCAGACAGAAACTTCATGACGTGGAAACGACAGTAAGAAAAACATTTCAACCCTTACCTGTTTGGATACCACTTAATTATCCTGATGGTAAGACGCACAATAAAGATGGTTCCATATCTAAACGCTATCAAGCACAGTTAGATAAGGGTGCGAGTTGGAAACATATAGGTGAGAGAACAGGTGCTGGTGAAACTCAGTGGGGATACTACCTGTATCCTGAGTTTAACTTAGGCTCTCGTCAACAGATTGGTAGGTACCTTCAACACTTTGGTTGGAAGCCTAAAGAATTTACTGAGAAAGGAAATGTTATTGTTAATGAGAGTGTTCTTAGTGGTGTTGATATTCCAGAGGCACAGCAGATAGCTGAGTATCTTATGTTACAGAAACGTGTGGCTCAGGTACAAAGCTGGGTAGATGCTATTGAGATTGATGGTAGGGTACGAGGTCGTGTCAATTCCATTGGTGCTGTCACTGGTCGTATGACACACAGCAAGCCTAACATGGCACAGGTTCCTGCCTCCTATTCACCTTATGGAAAAGAGTGTAGGAAACTATGGACCATACCTAAAGGTTACAGGCTGGTGGGTTGTGATGCCTCTGGACTGGAGCTGAGGATGCTCGCCCACTACATGAATGACTCTGACTATACTGAGGAAGTTATTAGTGGTGACATTCACACTGCCAATCAGAAGTCAGCTGGTCTTGCTACACGTGACCAAGCTAAGACATTCATCTATGCTTTCCTTTATGGAGCAGGTGATGAAAAGATTGGTACCATTGTAGGTGGTGGTAGGAAGGTTGGTAAGACTGTTAAGAAACAATTTCTTGATAACACACCTGCACTTAAATCTCTTAGGGAACGAGTGACAACAGCGTCCAAGAGAGGATACTTGATTGGCATAGATGGTAGAAGGATATGGGTTAGAAGTGAGCACTCTGCTCTCAACACCTTACTTCAAGGAGCTGGTGCAATCATTATGAAAAAAGCTTTAGTGTTGCTTGATAGATATGCTATACTAAAGGGGATAGATTATAAAATTATAGGAAACATACACGATGAAATACAATCTGAGGTACATGAAAAGGATGCTAAAGTTTTCGGTGAGATTGCTGTCATGGCGATTAAGGAAGCTGGCGAAGAGTTTAAATTGAACTGTCCACTGGATGGTGCATATAAGATAGGAGGTAACTGGAATGAAACCCACTAGTGAATTGAATCCAACACATTATAGACAGGGTAAGATTGAAGTAATAGATTTCATACTGGACCAGAAGATGGACTATCTAACTGCAAGTGTACAGAAATACTTGTCACGCTGGAGGTTTAAGGATGGGATATGCGACTTGAGAAAGGCTCGTTGGTTTTTGGATAAACTGATAGAGCAACAAGTAGAAAATAGTGAGGAAGATAATAAACTAAATAGGACTAGCGATGGATAATTTAATTAGGGATATATATAATTTAGCTGAAACAAAGAGCCACCCAGCTAGGGTACCAGCCGAACAAATCTTTAAGGACTTTGGTTCCAACATGGAAACCATAATGAGAGAATGGCTTTACCCTAAAGACTTCAGTGGTGGTACTCTAAGGATGTCTAACATAGGACAGCCTGATAGAAAGCTATGGTATAAACATAGAAGGAAAGAGTACAAGGGTGAAAGACTTAGAGCCAACACTTTAATTAAGTTTCTTTATGGACACTTGATTGAGGAAATGATACTAGCTTTGGTTAAGTTATCAGGACATGACGTTACTGATGAACAGAAGAGAGTAGAGCTTGAAGGTATCAAAGGTTCTATGGACTGTAAGATTGATGGCATATTAACTGATGTGAAATCAACCTCAACCTATGGCTTTAAGAAGTTTAAGGAAGGTCGTTTAGAATATGATGACCCCTTTGGATACATAGACCAGCTAAGTGGATATGGTCAGGCAGAGGGTGTCGATGAAGCCATGTTCCTAGCCATGGATAAACAGAATGGTCATCTTACAACAACAAAGATAGACCTGATAGACAAGGATGTTGTTAAAAGAATCAAGCATGTTAAGGAAATGATAGAAGTAGATACAATTCCTGAACCATGCTATGAGCTTGTTGCTGATGGTAAGTCAGGCAACATGAAGTTACCTATAGGATGTTCTTACTGTGAGTTTAAGAAACATTGTTACCCAGACATGAGAGTCTTTGCTTATTCAAGTGGCCCAAGATTCTTAGCTGTAGTTAATAAAGAACCTAACGTAATGGAGATTAGAAATTATGAGTAAAGAATATAAATTAGTTGTGTCAGACAACCGAAGATTTGAAGATGTTATTAACAGGTACTTAGAAGAGGGGTGGGAATTATTTGGAACTCCGTTTGTAGATAGCTCTCGTTTACTTCAGTCAATGATTAGAGAGAAAAAAGCAACGGTAAAAAAGAAGGTAATAAAATGAGGCCTCCTACTTACAAAGGGATGAAAGATAGAGAAGGTATTTGTTCCATTCGAGAAGTGTATTGTGATTCAGAAGGAACCATGACTAGCTTTTCTATCGACCCAGCCGAGGTGGCAGCTCATGATGAGGAAGAGTTAATAAATATTCTAACTCTAATGCTTGAAGCTGCTCAACAACCATTACTAATTGAAGGTGATTTCATACCTGAGAGTGGGAATGGTGAAATTGATTTTGCTTTTATCCGTGAAGATGAAACCAAATACCATTAAGTATAGGAACAACTTTGAAGCAGATGTTGGTGAAGAGTTGGTGGACTGGAGCTATGAGCCTTACCACATACCTTATATTATAAAACGAAAGTACATACCTGATTTCACTAGGGGAAACATCTTGGTGGAATGTAAAGGTTTCTTTAGAGCTGGTGATACCCAGAAGTACAAAGCTATAAGAGATTCCCTGCACTCTCAGGAACTTGTATTTGTTTTCACTAATAGTAATAAGAAGGTAAGGAAACACTGGAGGAGTTAAAACATTATGGCCCTACTATTAAATGAATTAAAAGAAAAAATAACTAGGGAGTTTGATGTCTGTCTACTCTGTGATTTTTTAGAGATAGAGCCTGAGGAATTAGTAGATAGATTTGAAGATAAGTTAATAGAAAACCTAGAGAAGTTTAAAGGGATAGAAGATGAGTAAGATACATAGAATTAAAGCACAGAATAAAATTAAGAACAAACTAAAGTATGCCCTCAGGCATGATAGACTTTGGCATACTAAAGTAGTGCCTGATAAAAAGAAGGAACAGAAAAAAAGAGGAGGACAAATTGAACACACTACCGAATGACTATCAAAACTTCATAGCTCTTAGCAGGTATGCACGTTGGCTACCTGAGAAGAACAGAAGAGAAACTTGGAACGAAACTGTTGCTCGTTACTTTGACTTCATGGATGAGCACCTTAAAGAGAACACAGAGTATGAGCTCACTTCTAAAACAAGGAAGGAACTAGAAGATGCAGTCCTTAACCTAGAAGTAATGCCTAGCATGAGAGCCTTGATGACAGCAGGTAAGGCTTTGAAAGACAATAACATAGCAGGTTATAACTGTGCCTACCTCAGCGTGGACCATCCCAAAGCATTTGATGAGTGTTTATATATTCTCATGCATGGCACTGGCGTAGGTTTCAGTGTTGAACGACAGTTTATTAATAAGCTCCCTGAAGTGCCTGATGAAGTTGTTGATGTTGATGACACCATTGTAGTACAGGATAGTAAGGAAGGCTGGCAGTCATCATTCAGAAAACTAATCAGCTATTTATTTGAGGGCGAGGTTCCTAACTGGGATACATCTAAGGTTAGACCTAAGGGTTCCAGACTAAATACATTTGGTGGTAGAGCTAGTGGTCCTGAGCCATTGCTTGATTTGTTTCAGTTCTCTGCTAACATCTTCCGTAATGCAGCAGGACGTAAACTAAACTCTTATGAGTGTCATCGTCTTATGTGTAAGATAGCAGAGGTGGTAGTGGTAGGTGGTGTTAGACGTAGTGCTCTCATCTCTTTATCCAACCTGACTGATGAACGTATGCGTAATGCCAAGACTGGACAGTGGTGGATAGATACACCAGAGATGGCACTGAGTAATAACTCTGTCTGTTATACAGAGAAACCTGACATGGGTATCTTCATGAAGGAATGGTTGTCCTTGTATGAGTCCAAGTCTGGTGAACGTGGCATCTTTAATAGAGAGGCTGCAATCAATCAGGTATCTAAGTCTGGTAGACGTGACACCAACCATGAGTTTGGATGTAACCCTTGCTCTGAAATTATTTTAAGGGATGGACAGTTCTGTAATCTAACAGAGGTTGTCATTAGAGCAGAAGATACAGTCAATGAGATACTAAGAAAGGTAAGGTTAGCTACAATACTTGGTACATTCCAAGCATCACTAACAAATCTCAGAAGGCTGAGGAAAAAATGGACCATCAATACAGAAGAGGAAGCACTGCTAGGTGTATCACTCACTGGTATTATGGACAATGAATTTATGAATGGCTCTAATAAACGCAGAGGTATGTCGGAATGGATGGGTGGCATAAGCTTACCTGATTTCCTTCTGTCCTTAAAAGGTATGGCAATAAGAACTAATAAGGAGTGGGCGAAGTCATTAGGAATTAATCCGTCTGCCTCCATTACTGCCATTAAACCTAGTGGTACTGTCAGTCAGCTAGTAGACTCTGCATCAGGTATTCATCCAAGACATAACAACTACTACCTTCGTAGGGTAAGAGCAGATGTTAAGGACCCAATAGCACAACTCATGAAGGATGAAGGTGTACCATGTGAGGCTGATGTTATGAAGCCGGACAGCGTTGAAGTCTTTACCTTCCCTATGAAGGCACCAGAGGGTGC